CGAGGAGCAAACGTAATAGAAGCCTTCTCTCGGTCTTCGCCAGCCGCCATCTCGAACTGCTCGTCATACACAGCTTTCAACATCGGGATACGGTCTACTAACTCAGGAACTTTCATAGCAATGTGATATGCTAACCCTGCTACAAGACACGGCAAGAACCTAAAGTTCATATCGGGAGTTTCTACGCCTGCACCTGCGTCCTTAATACGGCGCATACGATAATATTTAAATATGTAGTCATCGCGGTCTGGTACAGGCCACAAGTTAATAGTTGGCGCATCAGCTAATCTCTCAACCCAAACCTGTATCGGACGGCCTTGTGTTAACTTGCTAGGTATAGACGCGTACGTGGATACACTAACTCTGCTTATGGTAAGGTCTGATTGTGTTGAAACGTTGCCGTTGTTAGTGCGAATTACGTGTTCGAGTAAATCTATAGTGTCTGCTGGTAAGGGGTACTCAGACGTGCCTTTAACGAGGCTTATAGCACCTTCGTCAATCGTCCACATGTTTATGCCACGATTCTGCCATTCGATTGTCATTAGGTTCATAGACCGTCTAGCAGTGCGTAGATCATACCCCGACCGCATCTCGCGCCCCGCACGTTCCCATGCTTCCTCGGCAACCTCCGTGAACTCCATGTCAAACGCTGCTGTGGTTGATGCAGTCATGCTTTGACTCCTTTACGTATACAACGTCTCTTTACGCCGGTTTTCCATTACTGCTCCACAGCCTCGTGCTATGTCGCGTTTTCGTCTAGCTAGGCCACCGGGAGAAAACTTTACCACTGCTGGCTTGGTATTCTTCACAACTGTCTTACCTTTAGCACCTGCACGTTTCTTCTTCTTAGCAGTGGCGGCACGTTGACCTTGGCTTAGACTGTTAGCTTTACTGCGCGGCAAGCAACGATCAGGGTTCTTCTTATCTTTAGAAGTCCCACACGCGCCTTTTATCTTACCGTCAGTACCAACCCTAACCCAGTCTTGGTCCCGCCACTTCTTCAGATCACCCATTACTTCTTCTTTCTAGGAGCGCGGACCATCTTTTTTAGCGTACTAGCTTGCGCCGCATGTAGTTTAGAGGCTTTCTTTAAGCCTTTTACAACCTTTTTGACTTTCTTCCTGTTGCCGTTAGTCAACGTCATTTTTTCTTCCCCTTGCTACCTTTAGCATAGTTTGGGTCTTTGCAGTATTTAGACGCAGCCATATTGGCATAAGCGCTGGGGTAAGTATCAAAAGTGCGTTTTGCCCAAGATTTACCTTTTGCACATATCTTACCGCCAGACTTATAATACGTACGCATAGCTACCTCATCTTTGCTGGACGTACACCGCGCTGGGCAATACCTGCACCACGTACTTTAGACTTACCGCCCATTTTACCGCCTTTAGCTTTGCCTTTTTTGGCTACGCCACCAGCTTTGAAGCCTTTCTTAGCCATGCCACCTTTTTTCATCATTGGCATTTTAGGAGTGCCGCCCATTGGTGGCTGTTGTGGCGGTGGCATACCGCCCATTGGTTTAGGAGCGCCACCCATTGGCATATCTGGTTTAGCAGACATTGAAGCTGGGCGCGTCATTGGGCGTTTTGATTTCAAAGGAGCCGTAGGGCGCTTTTTTGGACGCATGGGCTTCTTTTTACCCATAGCGGCTTCTGCTTCACGCATTTTAGACATGCGATTACCCGCATCTACAGCACGCTTTGGTTCATCTATCTGTTCTTGAGTTATACCTCCAGCTTCCATCTTCTTGACGCCGCCTCCAGCTTTCATCTTCTTCTTCATTCCACCCATGGCGTAGCCTTTTTTCATGCCGCCCATGGCGTAACCTTTTTTCTTCATCTTCATTGGTCCGTCTCCTTATAGAGATTGTTAAATACGCGTTCTGTGTCCCAGACGTAACCTACGTCTTCTTTGGAATTGTAGGTATGTTGGTTTGGTTTAAAGTCTGGAGCGCCTTGCCCTGTCTCAAACCACGCAGGGTGCGTTACACGAACCCGATTATTTGGTAATGCTACTATGTTACCTGTATACTCTCCAGCGTCTAATAATTCAAGTACGTGACTTTGCTTGTGCTGCGCTGGGTCGTCTGCCACTTCATTATCCGTGTAATCCACGGTAAATAGGTACTTGGCGGGGTAAAACTCGCCGTCTACTTTAGCTATCCACGGTGCAGGTGAAGCACGTTCTAGCTTATATACGGAGTGGTGATGAGACATGCAGTCCCAAGGTTGTGCTAAGTAGGAAGGTAGCTCTGTAGGCCATTCCTCGTACGGTGTGTCTGCTACAAGGGCTGTAAGGGGCATTCTAGCCCACATAGCCCCACCATGGATGTTTGGTTCATCCGTGTCATCAGACTCGCAGCCAGTAAATATTACTTGAAAGCTAAGAGTGCGGTTAGGCATCGTAGTGACGCCAATGACCATAGCGTGTAGGAACTCGCCATGATATTCTTCAAGGTTCTTGGTGTACTCTCTACGTACCCACGCTTTAAAATACGGTATGCTACTTGTTAGATACGGCATTAAGTTTCTTCTCCAATTTTTTCGCAGCAGCTATCTTGCGTTCTTGAGATACCGCAGATGCTGGGTTCTTTTTAGACGGAGGGCTTTGTATCTGTTTACTAAAGTTTGAACGGCCCATCGTCATTTAACAATTCCACTTCCGTAAACTCTTATTTATGCGGCTATCTGGATCGTTAGCCGTTTTGGAACTCGTGTTCTTCTTCTTCATACCCGACATACGGGCACAGAAAGATTTGCGGCGGTTAGCGGCCTTAGAACCCTTTTTAAGTTGACTAGGTTTCTTAGTGACTGCGGTCTTCAACTTACTACCGGGGTTTGCGCGTTTATAGCTGTCAACCCCTTTTTGATTAAGCCCACCAGACGCGCTTTTACCTTCTTTACGAGTCCAAGCAGGAGAGTTCGTACTCCCACCAGACTTGAAGTATCTACGCATAGAAGAACGTCATCATATCAATGGTAGCAACTGTATACTGTACAGTCATACCATCTTTAAACAACACGCCTTCTCCGGGTACTGAGTGAGACACAGTAGCGTTATCAGTGCCTATAGTACGAGACTTAAACAAGATTGTACCAGACTCAGGCGTACCGTCAAAGTGGTTAACCACTCCTGCTGTGCCACCAGAGACAATGGAAAAACCTTTTAGCCTAACACGGTTAACACCTTGAAGTGCCTGTGCGCACAATGATCCAGAGCCAACTGTAATATTACCAGCATACTGAGCAGAACATTCTACTGCACTAACTGTGACAAATAACTTAGCGCCTGCTACTGCTTCGGCAGACCCGGTTGAAGTTATTACTTCAGTAATAGCATCACCAAAAACATCTGTGCCTGTGATGGTACAAGTTTTATTGTTATCGCCAGTGCCAGCCGTCGTAACAGTTACGTTTCTAGCACCGCCACCTAGAAAGGTAGTCGCCGCCATAGTAGCTGATGTATTTGGCCTAGCCGCTGTAACCAACCGATCTGGATCGGCTGCATTTTCGTCACTAATAAATACGGGGGTGACGTCAGATTGTGCTGAATGACTCATGTCAATCTCCTATATGTAGCGGTGGGGCTTTCACCCCACCAGATTGATTAAGCATCGTAACCGAAGAACTCGATAAGAATCTTACCAGCGGTGTAGTTTGCATTAGTTGCAGCGCCTGTAACCAGATACATAAACTTACTAGCCGCTGGCGGTACAGGAATACCCAGTACAGAACCCGCTGCTAAGTCGCCACTGTTCAACATCTGAACTTGGTTAGACAAAGAAGTAATAGCCGCATCTTCAGCGCCAGTTGACTCGTCAGCATACCACAGATCAATATCTGGATCACCACCTGCTGGAGATTCCATACAAGTCAGCTTACCACCAAGAATAGTTCCGTTAAGAGCTACAGTGGTTGTACCAATGTTAGAGTTTGCAGTTGCTGCTTTACCAATGATGTCGCCAGAACCTGAACTTGCCAAGCCTGTAAGGTCGATCAAAATGCTGGTGTGCCACAGACCACCTGCGTGCGTGACTGTAGAAGCAAAGATTGTGCCTGTACCTGTTGTAATGCCTGTACCCGCTGCTGGACCTGCGTTACCCGCTAAATCGGTTACGCCAGTTACACCCAGAGTTCCGCCTACAGAAGCGTTTGTACCATATGTGGAATTGGTTGTTTCAGCGCCTGTTGCGGAAACAGTAATGTCTTCAAAACCGTTTTTTGAGCGAACGGCACCGTTAAAAGTTGTATTAGCCATGATGATCTCCTGTCGTGGCGAGTGTCAGTCACATTATGCGACTGTCAGGGAATGTGCATATTATACACAAAACAAAACAAAAAGAAAGGGGCTACCGCAGTAGCCCCCATCTCAACAAACTTTGCCTTTGCAGTGCGAATCCTAGCCCAGCAAAGTAATTGTTTACGCTCCGGGTGACCCAAAGATTCCAAGAGGATCGGATACACCAAACGAATAACGCTCACGAGCTTTGTAGCGGCTGTTGCCAGTATCAAAGTCAGCGTCCATCGAAGTAGCCATTGGGCTACGTGTGAAGTGCTTCAGACCATTTGGAACGTCAGTCATCAAGAACCAAGCGTCAGTGTCTGTCAGATAGTGATTGACAGTATAACCGCCCGGAACAGAGCCGTTGTTGCGGATGGCGTTAAGATCGTTGTCTGCAGTGCCTACGCGACCTTCTGTTTCCAACAAACGAGTTGCAACGAATTGCAGGTTCGGTGGAATCACAAGTTTCTTAGGTTTTGCAGCGATCAACAGGCCGCGCTCGTCAGTCCAACCTGCAATCTGAATGATAGCCGCCTCAAGGGAAGTTTCATTCAAGTCTGCAGCTACTGTTGGTTCGTTAGAGTTTGACCCACCAGAAATCAGCGGGTGAGCAGTAGAGCAAAGCTCAACGCCGTCGCCGTAAGTGGTGCCGCTAGAGAAGGCGTTGTTTAGAATTGTAGCCGCCTTAACTTGCTTAGTGTACGCCATGGCACGAGCCAGTGCTTTAGTATAACGAGATGACAATGAGTCATACAGGTTATCCTCAATAGCTTCCTCAGTAATAGAGAAACCCATTGCCACTGTTTCGTGTGTGTAGCGTGCGGTGAACGCCTCTTGAGCATTGTCATATTCGATGGCAGAGCCTTCGTTCTTGACAGGTGCCGCTGAGAAACCTGATAATTTAACTTCTTCCTCAAAACTTCTATCTGAGGATTCTGTTTCAAAAATCTCGGTATGTTCTTCACCGTATTTTGCATATTCCAAGCCGAACAATGCGTTCAGACCCGGGAGCAGCTCTTTAAGTAGCTGTGCGCGTGAAATAGCCATTAGTTAATCTCCTTAAACGCCGACGGTGTGGTCATAGCGATGATAGCCAGCAGTAAACTTCACGAGAAACTCTGTGAAATTGCCTGAACTATCAACCGTGTCTGGCACTACGTCGATTACAGTGAATGGTAAGACAGATGTGACGTTGTTAATAAACACGCCCATACGGCCATTACCTGTAGCAGTCAGTCCTGTGTTAAGCACCAACTCCGCGTTACAAGAGATTGTAGTGGCACGAGACTTCGCCAAAGGCGCGAGTCCAGTTGTTGCGCCGTTAGCAGTTGTGTTCGTAACATTCACAACTTTAAAGATTACGTTGGGATCATCCACAACGATAGCTTCAATATCAGATGCTACAGTGCTTGCAGGGTAATTTTGCCTGAATACTACTTGACCCGAGTTTGGGTCAGTAAAACTACATCCAAGAAAAACACCAATAACGCCAGCAACTGCTGAAGTATTGTTCTGCAATGTGGAGATAATGATAGTACCGTCACTTGTGTACTGTACAACATCTCCGTAGAAGATTCCTGTTCCATAGTTGGAAGCAATAGGTATTTTGCGGGTAGAACCCACATAATTATGCCCGCCAATTAAGCCAACAGGCTTTAGCCCGTAGGGGGCCGAGATAGTAGGATAAGCCATTTTAAGCTCCTAAAGTGTTAAGTTCCTTTGCCGAAGGTTACTTTGGTCTTACGATCATTAAACAACGGCATACGAGGGTCATTTTCACGCATTAGGTTGTTGTCAACAGAGTTCATTTGACTGTCCGTCTGTTTCTGAAAATGGTCAGTACGTTCTTCAACCATCTCCAGTGGAGCTTTACAAAGCATCAAGCCACCTATCACTACGTTGTCAGCAAAACGCTCTTGTTCTACTGTAACCATAGCAATCTCGGGGTGATCTGCTGCCCTTACAGGCTCCCAACCTTCACGTAATTTAGATGAGACATTGGTAGCGTCTACTGTGCCTTGATTACTAACGCGAATCCACCGGAAGCTGTAACCGTCTTGGGGAATTGGAGAGGGTAAAGTCTCCGGGCGCGTCCAAGCCTTCTTACGTACAGTTTTTTCACGTTTGTCTAATTCGCGGTCTATGCGATTTTCAGCCATTTGCTTTCCTCATGTCTATTGCAACCTGTTTGGCGTATTGTTCGGGTGTCAAACCCAACCTCTTAGCGATTTGTACCTGAGTGCGTGTCAACGTCACTTTCCGTGGTGCTGTACTCCGCGTTGCGGGGGCTACCACCTGTGTCTTCTTTCGCTTCGGTTCAGCATCCTCGAAATTATCGGGGAATACTTGACGCATACGAGTATCAATGGACTCGTAGTATTCATCGCTTTGCGGACTTACGCCCTGTTTGACAAGTTTATTATGCAACCCCAGCGCTAAACTTGTCATCTCATCATCGTCACCGAACCACGAATTAGTTTTCTGCCAATCTGCGGCTCGCTCATCGACTTTTACTGCTGGAGCGAGTTGTTCTACTTCCTTTGGTACAGGTGTTTCTGTTTCCTGTAAAGGTGGTAGTTTGAAGTTTGCTAGTCTTTCGGACTTTAACTTAGCATTGGTTAGCTTATCTTGTGCATCCAACACTGCATCTGAGTCACCAGATTCGTACGCTTCTTTGTACGCACGTTTAGCATTCTCGGATTCAATCGAAGCGTTTTTCTTTGCTTGGTCGAGTAAAGCAGCTTGGTTCTTATTAACGTTACCTTTTAGCTTTTTGTTCTCTTCCATAAGCTGCTGAGTAACGCGTTCAAGCTCTTGGCTCTGGCGGTGAGCTTCTTCTTTAGCCCTACGCTCGTCATGGTATCCCTTACTAAAATGCTGGATACGCTTGCGAACCTTATCAGAGTAATCCTCAAGTTCGTCATCTGTGACGTCCTCTGGAGGTTCAGACGCTTTACGATTTCGGTCAGCTTTAGGCGTATCATCAACAACCTCCACCTCAACCTCACGACTATCATCTTTCGACTCAGCCGCAGACTCTGCGAAATCCTCTTTAGTTTTTTTACCCGAAATATCGACTTCAACTGCACCGGAATCCTCTATTTCTAATTTGTCGTCCTCTGCTTCAGGGAACTCAAATTCTACTTTTTGAAATGCCATGTCTATGCCCTCCGAATGCCTGTTGGATCGGTCACGATAGCCTCAATAGAGTCATCGTTCATAAGCCGATATTCAATGCCGCCAATAGTAAAGCGCGTTCCTGAGTTCATACGGAACATCACGTAATCGCCTTCCTTACACCATGCTCCTGTGGGAAAACGCTCCTCATCAGAATACGCTTGGTCACCCATATCCACGACAAGTCCTATAATAGACATGATGTGGTCT